GGGTCGATGTCGAGGGCTGGAGCAGGCGCGGCCTGGGGCACGGTCTCGACGCGGTCCAGCTTCCGGCAGGCGGAACCGATCGCCTGCAGCCGCTCCTCGATGGTTCCGGCCTCAGCAGCGGCCAGCACGGCGTCCAGATCCGCGATGGCGACCTTGTCGGCGCCGGCTGCGTAGAGGGCCTGTCCGATACTGGGATCGGTCGTGACCAGCTTCCGGCCCGGTGCGGGGACACGGGACCAGTCGAAATCGGGACGTCCGGCCAGCACGGCAATGCCGGGCAGAGCGGACGCCAGCCGGTTCCGGGCGTCGGCGTCCGTCGTGATGACGACGCGGGAGGCGTCGGCGATGCCGCCGAGACCGATGGGGGGTGACTTAAGCATGGGCGGTCTCCGTCGCGGCAAGGCTGGCCTCGCCGATGACGAACGGGGCGCGGGCGAGCTGCCTCATCCTGGCCTTCAGCGTGCGGCCGAGATCGGGGGTGGCGGGTTCGACACGGCCGCAGCCGGCGAACGCAGCACGGGGATCAATGCGGGACCAATCCAGCACGCACGCCGCTCGGCCAGCGGCACGGAGCCAATCCAGGGGCGTCGAGACCAGCTTGACGGCGGCCCCGGTCTCGACGCAGTCCGCGACGTAGTCCTCCCCGATCATCTCGGCCAAGCCGGAGCGCAGCCACCATTGACCGGGCCGGGCCAGATTGAAGGCGCAGAGGTCCCAGACCTCCGCCCACATCCCGGTGTCGGGATCGGCACTGCCGACGGGCACGATGAAGGCCTTGACCAGCTCCGTTCCCGGCGGTTGAGGCGCATCGCTCACCGGCTCGAAGGCACCGGAGAGGCCAACCCCAGCGGGATCGGCCCAGACCTGGGACCAGCCGACCAGCCGGCGGGCGGTGTAGGTCTGTGGCTCCGCCGGGACCGGTTCCAGACGGCCGCCGACCAGCCGCCAGCCGGTGGACGAGGTGTGCGTCGCATCGACATGCGGGACGCCGGCGGAGACCAGGAAGTCGCGGTGCCGTGTGGTGATCCGGGCCGATGCCGTGGCGAATTCGTGGAGGAGGTTCATGTCTCCGTCCCCTCGGCCGGCACCCCGCCCGGGCCCGCCGCCAGCAGTGCCGCGGCCTCCTCCGGTGACCGCGCCACCCCGGCGATGCCGCCGCGCTGCGTCACCATGGAGACGAAAGCCCGCTGCTCCTCGGTCGATCGGCCACGGGCCGCCTTGACCTCGACGGCGGTGAACACGGCGATGCGGTGCCCCACCATCTCCGGCGTGATGGTGATGGTGGTCAGGCCGATCAGATCGGAGCTGCCGACGCAGAGGCCGGCATGGAGGGGTCGCGCGTTGCGGACGACGACGTCATTCGGTCCGACGCGGACCGTGGACGGCGCCGAAAACCGCACGACCTGACCGGCCCAGCCGGTACCGACGTTGTTCCGGAACAGTCTGGCATCGGGCCGGGCGCCCAGCGCCAGCAGGATGCTGCGGAGGATGGGGGTTTCCTTCATGGCGCGGCCCTCAATCCGGCTTCGACGTCGAGGAACGCGCCGATGAACTCCGCCGCGACCCACGGATTGATCGCATTGCCGTAGCCCCGCAGGAGTCCCACGCGACCGGGTACCCCATGAGCCAGCGGGAATGTGCCGGGTTCAACTGGCCGGGCTTTCCCGTCTCGGCAGGGGAGCCATTGGGTGTCGGACCAAGGGCCTCGGACCGCACCTTCTCGCTGGCCGTCGGTGTGGCCCAGGGCGCCATCACCAACGCCGCCTGCTCCGGCATGTTCACCCCGCGCGCCCGGTCCCTGGAAAGCGCTCCGTCCTTCCCGTCGTTCGCCCGGGGCGTCACCTCGTTCAGCGGTCTGGCGTTCTGCCCGTGCATGTTGCTCGCCGACGACTTCCAGTCGCGGGCCGCCGGAGTGGGCCAGGGGGACAGGGCCGCCGCGCTCTGGAGGTTCAGCCCGCCATCCCGTCCCTGTGTGCCCGATCCGGTGCCGTTGTTGCTGGTCGGCGTCGGCCACCCACCACAATCGCTGCCGGATGTTCGGGGCGCCGACGCCCGCAGAGCACAGATCGGCGGCCCCGACAGCATGTCCCAATGCCTCCAGGTCAGCGCGAACAGCGGCGAGCCAAGCCCGTCCATCCTTGCTCGCAACCTGCTCTCCAAAGACGACTGGAGGGCGGCGCTCCGCAATGAGGCGGCGGAACTCGGGCCAGAGGTGGCGCTCGTCATCGACCCCGCGTCGTTTGCCGGCGGCGGAGAAGGGCTGGCAGGGACAGGACCCGGTCCAGACGGGCCGGTCGTCAGGCCAGCCAGCCAGTCGAAGAGCGAGGGACCATCCGCCGATGCCCGCGAAGAAGTGCGCCTGCGTGTAGCCCTTGAGGTCGTCCGGCTGGACATCGGCAATGCTCCTGGTGTCGACGTCGCCGGGCGCGATGTGCCCTTCGGCGATCAGCTCGCGCAGCCATGCGGCCGCGCCGGGGTCGAATTCGTTGTAGTAGGCGCGCGCGGCGCCGACCTGCGCCGCCGTCATCCCGCCGCCCTCCGCGACCCGTAGAGCCGTTCCTGATGCTCGATAAGCCCATCGATGCGGCTGCTGCGCGCACCGCCACGGAACCGCATCTGATGGTCCACCCATCCGGGGCGGTACCCACGCTCGGCGGCAATCCTCTCCAGATCCTCCCTGCTCCGGGCCTGACCGACCTCAGCGCGACGCTGGGCCTTCTCGGCCTCCTTCGCGGCAGCCAGGGCGTCGCGATCCACGGGCTTCAGCTCGCCGTCGACCTCCTCCGGCGTCCGGCCCTCCGGCGCGTATTCGTGACCGCAGGCCGGGCAGATCGCGGCCGGACGGTGACAGGCGAAGCACTGCGGGCATTGTTTCACCGGCGGACCGCTGTCCTCCGATTTCCCCTTGCTCCGGCTGGCCCTGCCGCCCAGGCTCCAGTCCCGATCGTCGTCGGGCATGCCGTGGCGGAGCACATTGCCGACATGGTCCAGGATCAGGGCGCGATCCTTGCCCGGCGCCGGTCGTAGCGCGCGGCCGACCTGCTGCAGGAACATCGCCAGGGATTGCGTCGGCCGGAGCAGGATGGCGGCCTCGACCGCCGGGACATCGAAGCCCTCGCTGATCAGGGCGCAGTTCGTCAGGACGCGGATCTGTCCAGCAGTGAAGGCGGTGATGACACGGCGGCGCTCATCGGGATCGGCCTCACCATCGAGGTGGGCCGCCTCGATGCCGGCGGCGCGGAACTCGGCCGCAACGTGCTGACTGTGCGCGATGCTGCAGCAAAACGCCACCGCACGGGCGCCGGGAGCCAGGGAGCGGTAATGCCCGACCACGGAACCGGTTATGGCCGGCTTGTCCAGCTTGGCGGCGGCCTCATCGGCGGCGAAGTCGCCGGCTCTGGTATGGATGCCGCTGAGATCGGCGATCATTGGCGCATAGACGACGGGCCGAACGAGATGGCCACGCCCGATCAGCTCGCCGATCGTGGGACCTTCGATCAGGGCGTCGAAGATGCCGCCATGACCGACGCCGAGACCCTTACCATCCAGCCGCTCCGGGGTGGCGGTGACGCCAAGCCAGCGGGTTCCGGACAGCGCGGTATGAGCGCGGAGATACTGCGCCGCCGAGGCGTGGTGGGCCTCGTCGAGCACGGCGAGATCCGGCGCCCACAGCGACGGGCGGCGACCACTGGCCGGGAAATAGAGCCGGTCGGACCGGGCATCACGAAGGAGACCTTTCCGCGCCCAGCGGTCCAGCGTCTGGATCGTGATGATCTGGACCGGGGCGGCTGCATCTGGGGTGAACCCGCTGTGCAGGACCCCGGCCCGGATTCCGTATTCCCGGAATTTCTCGGCGGTCTGCGCCAGCAGGACCAGGGAGGGGACAACGAACCATGCCAGCCGGCCGCGCCGGGCCACACCATCGGCGATGGAGCCGGAGACGGCCGTTTTGCCGCCGCCGGTGGGGAGTACCGCCATGGGCGCACGGGCACCGGCGGCGATGCTGGCACGGAGGCCGGCGACGAGATCGGCTTGGTAGTCGCGGAGGGTGAGGGTCATCGGGTGGCTCCTCACTCACACAGGCCGTAGACGCTGGAGCAGGTCGGCGGCGGTGCGACTCTCAGGAGGTTGTATTGGTGCCCCCCTCGGCTGGTCTTTGCCCAATCGACCATCGCGTCGATGTTGCAGTGTCGGTACGCGAACGCTGCGTCGCCGCCCTCGCCGTCGGAATGGTGGAGCAGGGTCGAGAAGCCGCGCTTGCTGGCCTGCCCGACTAGCCACTCCATTCCGCGAATGCGCTCGATGTGATGGGGCCAACGTGACGCGGCGTTGGCGATCTCGTCCTTGCCGGCGTTGATGCACAGCATGCATCCGACGCGCGAGCAGCCCAGCGAGTACAGGGGGTTCAGCTTCACGCCACGGGACAGCACGAAGTCCACTGTCTGCTGCGCGGTCCAATCCACGATGGGCCGGACGATCTCCCAGCCCTCCGGCGTCCACTCCCTGGCCGCAGCATCCCGCCGGGCATCGCTTTCATCGCGCCGGACGCCCTGCCAGGACTCCACCCGGAAGCCCTGCTCAATCAGATCGAACATGTAGCGGTCCAGCGGGTGCCGCTTCAGGAACTGCGTGCAGAACTGCGCCTTCCTCGACGGGAAGCGCCCCTTCCACAGGCACAGGTCCAGATAGGGAATGCCCGTAGGGTGCAGCACCGCCAGGGCACGGGCCACCACCTCGGCGGCCTCGTCCTCCGAAATCGGTCTGATGGCCGGCGACCAGACGAACCCGCCGATCACGGCGCCGAGATAGACATTCTCGGGCGGCGGTGGCTCGGCATCATCTTCATCAATGGAGCCGAGGCGAACCCATTTGCCCTGTTTGCCGGCCACAAGCTTCGCCGGCCACTTCTCAGCGACGTAGATCCGCTTGCGCGCGATCTCCTGGGTGAAGTCGGCCTTCACCACATCAATCTGGACGTTGAGCCGGCCCGGCAGGTAGTCGGTCAGGTACTCCATCGTCAGCTCGTGCTCATGGCCGGTGTCTGCGGCCACGAAGCGGCAGCGGTCATGGCCGTATTCGTCAATGGCGCGGAGCGCGGTGGCGGTGCTGTCCTTGCCCCCGGAGACGGAGGCCACGGCGATGGTGGCGGTGCGGTCGGTCATCGCCTCACCCCGCCGCGTTCAGTACGTCGAAGAGCGAACCCGCCGCGGCGCGGTCGCGAGCCGACTGCAGATTGGCTGCCGCCTGCCGGAAGTAGCTGGGCTTCAGCTCGAAGCCGATGCCGCGACGGCCCATTTCGACGGCGGCGTAGACCTCGCTCCCGATGCCAAGGAACGGCGTCAGAACGGTTTCGCCGGGGTTGGACCAGAGATCAATGCACCGCTCGATCACGTCGAGCTGGAGCGGCGAGATATGGACCTCATCGAGTTCATCCCGCGCGGTCCGGTACTGCAGGGTCCGGGTCTGATTGATGTCGGTCCAAACCGGGGACGCATAGCGCTGCCAGACCTCGATGCTGTACCAGTTCCGGCCATCCATCGGCGCCGTGTACTTGGACCGGTCAGGCTCCGGCAGGGAACCGATGTAGCGACTGAAGCCGCCGGCCACCGGAACCGGGTTAACGCCCGGCTTCCGGAACGTCACGATGTAGTCGGCCAAGCCCTGGCCGCTGATGGAGCTGTCCTTCACGATCTGCTTGTGCAGGAGGCGGATGGACTTCGTGCGCTGCTGGGCGACGACAGGGTCTTTCCAGATGCAGACTTCGCTGTGCAAAATCCAGCCCGCCGCCTCATAGGCACGGATCACCTCGCCACGGAAGTCCCGCATCCCGATCACGCCGTCACGAATCTTGCTGGTCGGCAACTGCATGACGTGAACGCTGTGCAGCCGGCCCGGCATGGCGACGCGGAGAAGCTCCCGGATGAGGAACCCGTAGTGCTCCCAGAAGGCGTCACCTTCGCTGTTGGACAGGTCGCGGTCGCTGTTCGAAAACTTGTAGAGGCCCTCGAACGGCGGCGAATGGATGCCGAAGTGAATGCTGTTGTCCGGAATGGCTTGGATCAGTTCGCAAGCATCGCCCTGGTAGATGGCATAATCATCGGCGATGATCTGATCGACTGCATTGATGGTCATGATGCAATCCTTTCGACCCACCCCGGCATCCGCACCGGCATTGATGGGCGGTAATCCATCGTGTCTCTGGTGATGCCGCGCACCTCTCGGGCGGACAGGTCGGCCATGTGGCGCAGCATTGCTGCGGCCATTCGCTCGGCGTCCTCTTCCTTCCTTCGGAGGTTGGCGACCACCGCACCCTCAGTGGATGCAGCGACGAAATGGGCGGTGACGGTGCTGGTCTGGCCAAAGCGCCAGAAGCGGCGGATGGCCTGATAGACCTGCTCCCAGCTGTCGGAGAGGCCGACAAATCCGGTGTCGGCGCAGTGCTGCCAGTTCAGGCCAAATCCGCAGATGGTCGGCTTGGTAACCAGTGTGCCGATCCGCCCGGCGGCGAAGTCGGCAAGCTTCCGCTCCTTCGTGTCCTCAGGGTCGGAGCCACGAACCTCAACAGCCCCTGGAATTGCTCGCGCCAAGGCTTCGGATTCCGCGTTGAGGTTGCACCACCACACGAACGGCCTGTCGCTCGGCGTGATCGATGCCGCCATGGCCACCCTGGCGGCCACGCTGTCGCGCCGCGCAGCAAGCCGCTCGCTCATCGTCCGGGCCTCGACCGCGAACAGCGTCCCCATGGACGGGGCGGCGTCGACTTGAACGGTGTGCTGGACCTGCCGCAGCTCGGGCAGATCGTAACCACCGACGGCATATCCCAGGTCCGCCGGGGAGCGGATCATGACGGCCCACTGCGCCATCCATCGCCAGAAGGCATCCTCGGCGTGGCCCTTCAGGCGCCATTTCTGAGTATCGCCGCCGTCGTGCACGAAGAACGTGGCGAGCATGTCCGTGTAGGACATGACACCAAGGAACTCGGCGTGATTGCCCAACTCCATGAAATCGTTCGGCGCCGGCGTCGCGGTGGCGGCAAGCCTGAACGGGATGGATGCGGTGCTGCGGATGAGGTGCGTGCGGAACTTCCCGTCCGTCGATTTCAGGATTGAGCTTTCATCCAGCGCGACGCCGACGAAGGACGACAGGTCGATGCGGTGGAGCTTGTGGTAGTTGGTGACGTTGACGCCGGCACCGACCTCGCTTTGGTCGCTGACCTGCTGGGCCGGAACTCCGAACTTCTGCGCCTCCCGGCAGATCTGTGCCGCAACGGCCAGCGGCGCCAGGATCAGCACGTTGCCGCCGGTCGCCTGATGGATGCCCTGCGCCCAGGACAGCTCCATCAGCGTCTTCCCCAGCCCGGTCCCGGCGAACAGGGCGGCGCGTCCACGCTTCAGCGCCCACCGGGTGATGTCGCCCTGAAAATCGAACAGCACGTCCGGGAGGTTGGGGATGTCGGCGAGGCCGGTCGGGGGATCGATGATGGCTTTGCGGCGCAGGAACTCGGCGTAGGCGTCCATCACGCCGTCCTCCGCTGCGCCCGATCCAGCGCGCCGGCCAGGGAGCTGACCTCCTCGGCCAGAGCCATGATGGCCGTCTCGTCGGCACCCCGCGCCGACGCGGCACGGAGATCGCGCATGGCCGCGGTGTAGCGATCCCGCAGGGTAACGGCGCGCGGCGCCGGGCTGGCGATGAGGCCGGCGGGCTTCTGGGCGACGTCCGGCGCGGCCTCCAGCCCTGGCGCGGCCTCCGCGAAGGGATTGCCATCGGTATCGACCTTGATCCGGACCCGCGGCAGCTCGCGTAGCACCTTGGCCCGGTTATCCAGCGCCTCGGCGCCCAGCCCGGTCAGTGCGACGAGGGTGGTCGGACGCCCATCCTTCGGGCCGCGGGGCTGCGGCGACGGGTCCTGAAAGCGCTGCGCCAGCCCGAGATCGACGAGGATGGACACCCCGTTTGAGACCGTTCCGCTGTTCAGGACCGTCTTGCCGGCGATGGCCGTGACGGAAGTCGGACCATTGTCCAAAGCCTTCAGTACGACGCGCACCGACGGCGACAGGGCGTGCTGTGATGGGCGGCGGGAGATGATCGGCGCGGCACCGTCGTGGGCGACGAACAGCTCGCCGGCTTTGGCGAGGCGACCGACGGCGGCCCTTGCTTCGGCCCCCTTTAAGCCGGTGGCCTCCCTCACGACGGAGAGCGGAACGGGGGCGTCGCCGGCGCGATCCAGGGCGGCCAGGATGAGGAGGTCGTGGCGCGCGGTCATGCCTGCACCTCTTTGCGAGGGCGGCCGCTACGCTTCTCCCAGGTCAGGCCGGCAGCGAACAGGTTATCGCCCAGCGCCGAGGCCGACACATTGTATTCCTCGGACAGGTGCTTGAGGGGCGCGCCAGCCATCAGGCGGCGGTGGATATCGGTGATGTAGATCAGCTGATCGCCGGGCCGGACGATGATGGTACGCCCCTTCTGCTCCGGCTCATTTTGCGTTCGGGACATATCGTCCTCCAGCGGGTTAACTCCCGCTCACTATTTTAGGCGGAACCTAAAAAGTCAACGCCGACATTTAGGCGTTGCCGAAAATTCAGATTTCCGGTACAAGGAGAGCATCAGGAAGCGCGGTGCGCCGCGACAGGGAGATGACGAATGGATGAAGCCAGCTTCAAAGCCGCTACGGGGCGCCGCCTCGATGCTGCCCGGATCGCGCTGGGCCGCACTGCAGCCGAAGCCGCGGCCATGATGGGCGTCAGCCGACCGACCTATTCGGATTACGTGGGTGGCAAAATCCTGCCGCCGCCGTTCAAGCTCCAGCCCTTCGTGGAGCTGGGGATTTCCTTGGATTTCCTGTACTACGGCATCAAGACGGCACTGCCGATGGGCTTGGTGGATCGCCTCGCCGAGGCTGAGACCGAGGCGTCTTCCGACGCCCAGCCGGGGCCGCGTCGCGGGAGGCCGCGCCTCGTTAAGGGTTGACCGCTCGGGCGTCGCCCCGGTTCCTCCTGGTTTAGATCTGAAGCCCCGTAGGTCCCTGGCCTGCGGGGCTTTTTCGTGCCCGCCCGTTGCTCGGCGAAAAGATTTTTAGGCATTACCAAAAAAGCGCGTTGACATTTTAGGCTTATCCTAAAATACTCCCCCTTGTCCCTAACGGGGCGTTTCCTCCCAAACTGGCCGGAGCGCGCACCCCCGCCGCTCCGGCCCCTTTCTCGGGGAGGGCAACAAGAGGGGAGAAAACCGTGATGATCGTCGTCAGCGCCGCCGTCCTCCGGTCCGGCCACCGCATCATCCAAGTCGCCAACTGCAACGGGAGCGCCGCGGCGGTCAACGCCATCCGCGCACGCGACGCCAGCCTGTTCGCCCGCGCCGCCGAGCGCCAGACCGTCGTCTACGACACGCTGGCCAATGCCCGCTCCGGCGTGATGAGCGATTTCGGCATGGGCTGGTTCAATCTGGCCCGCCGCCAGCTCGACAACCCGCCGGTCGCGGTCGGCATGGGCGCCCCGGCGCATCCCGCCACCTCCACCGGCCAGGAGGCCTGACCATGTCCAACAAGACCTACGCCGTGCTGGTGGAAATCACCCACGAACGCCTCCGGCAGATCGAGCAGGAAGGCTTCACCGCCGAGCATGACGCCGATCACGACTGCGGGGAGTTGGCTGCCGCTGGAGCGGCGTATGCCCTCGCCGGGTCCTTCTCGTCCGGCTGGCAGGCCTCTCACCCGCCCCTGGTCTGGCCGTGGAAGGCCGAGTGGTGGAAGCCGAAGGACCGCCGCCGCGACCTGATCCGCGCCGCCGCCCTGCTGGTCGCCGAGATCGAGCGGCTGGATCGTAATGCGGCCAGCACCTCCACCGGAGCCTGATCCATGAACCCCATCAAGATCACCAGTTTCGGCTCCTACGAGGTCTGGGCGCTGGGTGGTGGCCGCTTCGCCGTCCGCGACGCCGCCGGCATCCTCGACATCGAGCACCCCAGCCTGGACATCGCCACCGCCTACGCGATGGACCTCGCCGGACCGACCGGCAAGGAATCGGTGGCCTACTTCCGGGCCGCCTGATCCGGGCCGCGCCCGGCCTCCACCGCCGCGCCTAACCGGCGCCACCCCACAGACCAAGACAGCAAACCGGCCGGAGCGCCGGAACAGGAGAGCTTTGCCATGAGCGAACCCCCGGCCTCCGACCCCCTCCTCGACCTGCTCGCCCTGGCGCTGATCTGGGGCCTCGCCGTCGCCGCCCTCATCGCCTTCGGAGACTGACCCATGCGTTGGCATGATGCCCCTCCCATCGTCTCGACCGTCGATGGCGACACCATCGCCAAGTGGTCGCTGCGCTTCAGCGGGATCATGCATCCGGCCGTGCGCCGGACCCAGACCGACCCCGGCCAGCCCGCTGAATTCGAGGTCTACAGCATCGAGGCCTGCAAGGACGGCGAACACTGGTCCGCCCTGCCGGAGGCAATGCTGACCCCTGAGCTGTACGCCGCCCTGGCCCGCATCGGCACCGACGCCGAGGCCGGTGCGGTCGAGCGGGGGCGCCCGGAATGATCCGCCCCGACGAACTCCCCGCCGATCTGGCGCAGACCCTGGCCGTCGTCGTGTCCGCCAAGCTCGATGGCTACAAGGCGGAGTACCGGGCCATGGTCGCCGGAAAGCTGGTGGAGGTCCGTGACGGCTACGGGCGCGGCGGACCGGAATGGAAGGCGCTGGATGAGGTCCTGAAGAGGATCGGGGCGGCGCCTCGGAATCCGGGATGACCGCCATGACCGCGCCGAACATCACCCCCTCCGCCGCCCAGCTCGCCGTTATCCGCCAGATCGTGGATTGGTACGGCGACCGTGGCCGCCAGGAATTCTACCTCGCCGGTTATGCCGGCGTTGGCAAAACCACCATCGCCGCCATCGCCATCGAGGAAATCCAGCGCCGCTACAAGGGCTGCCGCAAGGTCATCACCGGCGCCTACACTGGCAAGGCCGCACATCGCCTCCGCCAGAAAGGCGCGCCGGACCCCAGCACGATCCACGCCATGATCTACCTGCCGAAGGTGGTTGAGGGCCGGCTTGTCTTCGAACTTGCCGCCGACGGGCCGGCCAGTTCCGCGGACCTGATCGTCTTGGACGAGGTCAGCATGGTCAACCGCGAGTTGGCTTCAGACCTCCGCAGCTTCGGCAAGAAGATCCTCGTCATGGGCGATCCCGGCCAGTTGCCGCCGGTGGCCGGCGCCGGGGCCTTCACGAACCGGGAACCGGACGCCTTCCTGTCCGAGATCCATCGGCAGGCCGCGGACAGCCCCATCATCCGGTTGGCGACCGCCGCCCGCTTGGGCGAGCCGATCCGGCCCGGCGATTACGGCGCCGATGTCCGTGTCGCCGTTCTGACGCAGGAGACCCAGCACGAGGTCTATGAACCGAAGACGCAGGCCATTTGCGGCATCCATCGTGTCCGCTGGACGATCTGCCAGCGCGCCCGGCGCCGCTTCGGCTTCGAGGGACCGCTGCCCCTGAAGGGCGAAAAGCTGATCTGCACCCGCAACAACCGGGAAGAGGGACTTTTCAATGGCGCCCTCGGCGTCGCCACCGCCGACGCCGAACCGGAGGTCCGGCCCTACATCAACATCCGCGTCCACCTGGAGGACGAACCGGAGCCGCGGAACCCGCTGCTAACGCATCCCTGGCAGTTCGCCCAGCACTTCGACTCCAGCACCCGGAAGCCGGACCGGCTGGAGAAGGGCATCAACGAGTTCGATTGGGCCTACGCGATCACCTGCCATAAAGCGCAGGGATCGGAATGGCCGCACGTCACCATCGTGGACGACAGCGCCGCTTTCCGGCGCGCCGGCCAGAACGATGCCCCGAAGTGGCTTTACACCGCGATCACCCGCGCCCAGGCCGGGCTGACGCTGCTGCTGCGGGGTGCGTGATGGAAACCCCAGCCCAGGGCCTCCGCCGCCCGAACACCGCCCCGCGCCGTCCGGTAGCCCATCTCCCGACGCGCCCCGGCGAGGTCCGGCACTTCAAAACCCGGCTCGTCAAGGGCGGTCCTTGGGTCCCGGCCAGCGTGACGATGCTCGATGGCGACCGCGACCCGGTGACCTGGGAACTGATGTCCGATCAACGCCTCGTCGCGGAGATCAATGGCCGCCCGGTGCCCTGCGACGGCTGGGAGCCGCGGGGCTGGCCCTGGCAGCCCATCGACGAAGCCGAATACAGCCACCTCCGCGAGACCTCCGAATGGGCGCGAACAAACGCCGCCATCAGCCCGGAGGCCGCCGCACACCCGCTCGCCAACCCGCGCCGCCCCATCGACCGGGCTGCGGCGCCGATTTTTTGAGGGAGACCCGCCGTGACCGATGCCAGCCAGCCCAAAGACGATCCCGCCCTCTTCTTCGACCCCTTCGAAGGCGATTGCGGTGGTGGTGAAACCCGCATCGTGGATGCCATCGTGACGGCCCCCGATCCGGTCCGCTGCCATGTCTGTGCCGGCCCGATCAAGCCGGGCACCAAGGTCCGCCGCATCGTGGAGACGCGCGCCGACCTGGAGGACATGCCGGAGGACAACAACCAGGGCATGACCGCCGCTGATCTGCGGCGGTACGAGATGAGCCGTAGCGACTACCTGATCTGCGAAACCTGCTGCGATGCGGCCCGTAAGGACGCCGATGATGGTGGCGAGCGACTGGACCGCCGTTACAGCGTGGGCTTCAACCGCCGCGACAAGGCGGGGGCCTGACCCATGCCCGACGCCACCCCCACCACCCCCATCCCCGGCAGCAACGGTGCTCCCGACACCGCCGACGCCCTGGCCGTCCTCCGCTCCGCGCTGATCGATCCTGAGGACCCGACCCGGTCCAAGCTCGTCACCGAACTGCACGACCTCCTCCTCACCGTCGCGACCTCTGACGACAAAACCCGCGCCGCCAACCGCGACCGCCTGGAATCGGTCATTGCCCGCTGGGATGCCGAGCGCCCGGAGATCGCCGACGACGATCAAGCCGCCAAGGCCACGGACTGCGCCGGCCGCATCGCCGCCGCGCTGAAGGCTGAGGAATCCGCCCGCACCGCGGCGAAGCGGCCCTATCTCGACGGGCAGAAACGCATCGACTCAGTCTTCAAGGCCCGGTCCACCCGCCTCGATGCCGGTTTGGGCGACAACCGCGCCCGCACCGGCCTGCGGGGCCGCCTGATCCGCTACACCGAACGGCTCCAGCGCGCCGCCGAGGAGGCCC